TAGGTGGTAAACCTGGTGATGGATACATTGGACATCCTAACTTAGATATTAAAAATCCTTTCGCTAAAAAGCAAAAGAAAGGACCAGTGAATCCAAACAGCACTTCAAGCCCCGATCCATTCAATAGAGTTGGTGCTCAAGTAGGTAATGCTCGTGCTCAGCAGAACAAATATTATGAAACTATGCTGGGAAACTCATATCAACCAGAAGGTGAAGTTGTTGAAGGATATGATGAAATCAGACCATATGATAGAATCAAAATGGGAGATGGAAAACTTAGAACTATAAAAGATATTGACGCTAGGTTAAAGGATAAGAAAAAAGGTGTTAAAGAGGAGTTTGTAGAGGAAGGTAAGAAGGATGCTTGCTATCATAAGGTCAAGTCACGTTATTCTGTTTGGCCAAGTGCATATGCATCTGGTGCATTAGTTAAGTGCCGTAAAGTTGGTGCTAAGAACTGGGGTAACAAGACGAAGAAAGAAGGATATGATTATTCAAACTGGAGAGATGACTTCCAGGCATTAGAAATTGAAACCATTGATCTTATTAAAGCAGACCCTATTGAAGTTCCACGGTCAACAATTGATATCATCAAAGAAGGTGCTAAAAAGAAAGGTCAAATAAAAGTCACTAATGTTGGTGATACTCTTAAAAAGTCTGTAGATAATCAAATTATGACAGACCCAGAATTACAGTTGATCAAGAAGAAGTTTGTCGATTTAGATAAAGCACACTATGAACCAGAAGGTGAAGTTCTTGATGAGAAGTGCTGGAAGGGTTATGAGAAGAAAGGTATGAAGACCATGTTTGGTAAGAGATATCCAAACTGTGTCAAAAAGAAGAAGACCAGAAAGGAAGAGTTTGAAGTTTCTGAAGGGAAGTATACTCGTGGTGAAATTTATAAAAAAGGAACTGCACCACATAGAGATCCAGTTGCTGGAGAATCTTACCCTAAAGAAACTTACAAGAAAAAAGTTCGCCTCGCTGATGAAGTTGAACACATCGATGAAAAAATCAATCCCCTTTTGAAGGGTATTCTTAAAAAGACACCTAAGGGAGAAGATCCAAAGAAGGGTGGAGTTCCTTATAAAATAACCGGCAGAATGACGACTGCTGAAGCAGTGAATGGTGGTGATAATGATCCTTGCTGGGATACTCACAAGCAAGTTGGTATGAAAAAGAAAGGTGGTAAGATGGTTCCTAACTGTGTGCCAAAAAACGAAGAGTATTCCAACTGGAGAGATGAACTTGAGGAGGGTGCTGCCTGGACAAAAAAGGAAGGTAAGAACAAGTCTGGTGGTTTGAATGAAAAGGGACGTAAGTCTTATGAGCGTGAGAATCCAGGTTCTGATTTGAAGAGACCTTCTAAGAAAGTTGGTAACAAGCGTCGTAAGTCATTCTGTGCCAGAATGAAGGGTATGAAAAAGAAGCTAACTAGTAAGAAGACTGCTAACGATCCAGATAGCAGAATCAACAAGTCTCTTAGAGCGTGGAACTGCTGATTGGTTAAATTTTTATGAGTGATGTATATCTTGGTAATCCGAATCTAAAAAAAGCAAATACGGAGATTGAATTTACAGAGGAACAAATTATTGAGTTCCTCAAATGTAAAGAAGATCCCGTATATTTTGCTAATAACTATATCAAGATTGTTTCTCTTGATGAGGGTTTGACACAGTTTCATCCCTACGACTTTCAAGAGAAACTTATTCACAACTTCCACGAAAACAGATTCAATATCTGTAAGATGCCACGACAGACTGGTAAGTCTACTACCGTGGTGTCTTATCTTTTGCATTATGCTGTTTTTAATGATAGTGTAAACATCGGTATTCTGGCAAACAAAGCAGCAACCGCAAGAGAACTATTAGGTAGGTTACAGACTGCATACGAAAACTTGCCAAAATGGATGCAGCAGGGTATATTATCCTGGAACAAAGGATCAATGGAGTTAGAGAATGGCAGTAAAATACTGGCAGCTTCTACGTCTGCAAGTGCTGTCCGAGGTATGTCGTTTAACATCCTGTTTCTCGACGAGTTCGCGTTCGTCCCAAATCACGTTGCTGACTCGTTCTTTGCATCTGTTTATCCTACTATTACTTCTGGTAAAAACACCAAAGTAATCATCGTATCTACGCCACACGGTATGAATCACTTCTACCGTATGTGGCATGATGCAGAAAAGAGAAAGAATGAATATATACCAACAGATGTTCATTGGAGTGAAGTTCCTGGTAGAGACGAGGAATGGAAAGAGACGACTATTGCTAACACCAGTGAGCAGCAGTTCAAGGTTGAGTTTGAATGTGAGTTCTTAGGTTCTGTCAATACTCTCATCAATCCATCTATCCTCAAAAATCTTATCTATGAAGATCCGATACAAAGAAATGCTGGTTTAGACGTATATGAAGTCTGTCAACCTGAACACAACTACCTTATTACTGTTGATGTTGCTCGTGGTCTGGGCAATGATTATTCTGCATTTATCGTGTTTGATATTACAGAGTTCCCATATAAGTGTGTAGCAAAATATAGGAACAATGAAATAAAACCAATGTTGTTTCCAAACATCATTGAGGAAACTGCCAAAGGTTTCAATAATGCCTGGGTATTAGTAGAAGTAAATGATATTGGAGAGCAAGTAGCAAATATTCTACATTATGATCTTGAGTACGATAATATGCTCATGGCATCTATGAGAGGTCGAAATGGTCAAGTGGTTGGTCATGGTTTCTCGGGTAAAAAGTCACAGATGGGAGTTAGGACAACTGCTCAAGTAAAGAAACTTGGATGTTCAAACCTGAAGACTCTTATCGAAGACTTCAAGTTACTGACACTTGACTATGAAATTATTTCTGAACTGACAACCTTTGCACAGAAACATAACTCATTCGAAGCAGAAGAAGGATGTAATGATGACCTTGCAATGTGTCTCGTCATCTTTGCTTGGCTAGTAGCACAAGACTACTTCAAAGAAATGACTGATAATGATATCCGTAAGAGAATCTATGAGGAACAAAAGAATCAGATAGAACAAGACATGGCACCGTTTGGTTTCATTGCTGATGGTTTTGATGATGAAGTAACTGTTGACAGCAACGGTGACAGATGGCACACTGATGAATATGGTGACCGTGCTTATATGTGGGAATATTATTGATGGATATAGATAAGGAGATAAACTTAGAACATCTTTTATTTCTTGACCGTAAATGTAGAGTGTGCGGTAAAGTAAAGAATCTCCTTGAGGATTATTATTTGACTAGAAAGGGCAGAGGAGCACTTCCATCTGCCTATTCTTATGAGTGTAAGCAATGTACGATAGATAGAAATAAGAAAGGTACAAGCAACATGTGGGAGTATCCAGACTGGTAGTTAAGTTCACGCACAGTTTCCCCATTGAAAAAAGGCATTTTAATAAATAATTTCAGAAATATTCTGGATGTAGAGGTACACGATGCCTATAAATTTAGCATCTCCTGGCATTGTCGTAAGAGAAGTAGATCTTACCATTGGTAGAGTTGATGCAACGTCTGGTGGTTTTGGTGCCATCGTGGCTCCTTTCTCAAAAGGACCTGTTGATGAACCACTCCTGGTACAGGACGAAGCAGGTCTTCTCGACAATTTCGGTGAGCCATACGAGACCGACAAGCATTACGAGCACTGGTTAGTTGCATCATCTTACCTTGCCTATGGCGGGGGTTTAAGAGTTGTAAGAGCGGATGATGTAGAACTGACAAACTCTTTTGTTGGTGCTGCAACAAGCGTAAAAATCAAGAGCACAGAACACTACGGTGAACTTGGTTATGACAATAACACCATCACTGATGTAACATTTGCTGCAAGAAACCCAGGTTCTTGGGGTAACGGTCTTAGAGTTGCTACTATCGACTCTCTTGGTGATCAAATTCTGACTGGTGCTGGTTCAACATTAACCACTGTTGGTATGGGTGTTACTCAAACCTTCTCTGCAACCCTTCCAAAAGCAGGTTCAACAGAAACTCTTGATGGTCACTTGAAAGGTATCATCACAGATGTAACAGGAGATGACGTAACCGTCAAGGTTATCTCTCACGTTTCTGCTGCCGGTACAGAAACAGCAGTAGACTATCAAGCATCTGGTATCTACAAGTTTGATTCTTCAAACCTTTCAGTCAACACTTTAGACTCTGCCACTGTTGATCACGTCACTACAGTTACTGGAGCAAGAGACTGGTTCAATGATCAGACTCTGACTTTGACTGGTGCTGGTTCAACTATCTCTTGGAGTTCTATCTCGGAGAGACCTGGAACTTCATCATTTGCTGCTGCAAGAGACTCAAGATTTGACGAAGTGCACGTCGTAGTTATCGACGGTGAAGGTGAAGTCACTGGAAATCCAGGAACCATTCTTGAGAGACATCTGAACCTCTCAAAAGCAAAAGATGCTGAATACTCTTTAGGAAGCACTGCTTACTGGAGAAA